TAGTCAGTTGGAAATCAGACACTCAACGCACTCGTAAAGAAGCATATTTTGATACTCTTTGGGGTGCTGAAACGTGGTATAATGAGAAACTCACAGAGGGTAAGAAACCAAAACTCTGGCAGGAAGAAACCACCACGATTTTGAGGAAACTTAAATGACACTTGAAGAAATCCTTGAAGAATACGGACAGGAAGTATTAGACACATACTACGAACTCTTTCCAGATAAAGATATTGCAAAGTTTGGTGATAGGTTCTGTGGCCCTGTTGGGTCACTTGAAAATTTTGTAGAAGACTGTTATTATTCTACTGGAAGTAATGAGTTAGAAAGTTTAGCGGATTTTGCTTCAGGAGTATTCTCTGAATACTATTACTACGACGAAGAAACCTCAACTGGATTTATATTTTACAATGAACGATAATCTCACACACGAAGAAATGCTTGAAATTTCTGCTGAAAGAGAAGCAGCAAATGAAGTGATTGTTGCTAAAGTATCCGATGAAGACCTTGAAAAGGTTATAGACGCAGCAGCACGACAAGAACTTGCAAAAAAATCATTTGAAGAACTTACCAAAGAAGAAAGAATTCAACTTGCATTAGAAGAAGTTGATTGGATTGTGATTGGTGGGCAAGATGGTGAAGAGTTTTATGGATCTATTCAGTTTCTTCGTAAAGTCTTGAGGAGTTTGAGATGAACTTTACAAAACGCCAACTGGTTCTATTGACAACGGCACTTACTCTGTTCTATGATGAGATCGCAAAGACCGCACCTGCCGAAATGAAGACAGAATTGATGGAACTTGCACAAATGGTTCAAGATGCTTATGAGGAGTCAGAATGACCGAAGAAATAGACATCTCAAAAGTTCTCATAGAAGGAGACACTGCAACCATTATGGGCGTAAAGTATCAACGAGTAGAAGAACCGATGAAAAGATTTACTGAAAACCCAGACGAAATCGTTCTGGAAGATGTGAAGATGTTTCACCTGGAAAGTATGAATGAAAGGACACTTTGGATTGGGTGTTACACCAAAGATAATAAAATCTATCACTTGAATATTTCTGCGGATGGTGATAAACTGAAGTATTATTGGAGCGATGAGACACCTGACTAACTGGCACACCACCTCTTCACTGGGGTGGTGTTTTGCTGTATAATACTCTCATACACACAGGAAGGATGACTTTTCTCCATAAACTCATAATCAACAATAAGTATCTTCGTTATACTCCTGCGTGGTGGTGGTATCGTCTTATATCTCACGAAGGTTTCAGGTTTGATGATTACCATATCTGGGGTTCATTTTGGTCTTCTTTGAATGGAGGTTGGTTGGATATGAACTATAAGTGGGAATACAAAAATGTGTGGGATAAAGAATGAAACTCAATAAAGTAGAACTGTTAGTTCGCAACTATGATTACTACAACGAAGAGGAACTCACCTATATTTTGGAGAATATTGATAATCTGATAACTGAAGTGATTTCGATTGAGACTGAAGAGGTGGAAGAGTGAAACGCGAAGATAGAGAAGCACTTTTAGACTTTATAAGTGGTTCAGGATTTGTTTTTGGATTTGTAGCGTTCATATCCATTTTGGCATTTATTCTAAATGCTTCAGCAAACTGGTTAGACGCACAACCAACACCATCAAACCAAAGATTTGAGGTTGTTGATACTTATAATGGATGTAATGTAGTAAAATATACTCCCGACCATTCTGCAAAGTATGCTTACTTCCTTGATTGCAAATGAACGAGAAATCTAAAATCTACTATAATGTCTGGTGCTGCGCTTACCAAAGACGAACCATATATAGAGGAACAGACAGGGAACACAGAGAGCACGAAACTGTGAGAATGTGTCTTGATATGAAAGATGTAAAGTTCTACCAGTTTGATACCGAAAAACCGCATTACCTACGATGACTTGGATTGATTACTACATTAACCACTGCTGGTTTAGTGGATGGCAAAACATTCGCGGTTCATTCCGTATCTGGCGTGATTTGATGACTGGTAACTATAAAGACTATGCACTGATGTGGTATGATGATCCTTATGAAGAATGTTTGTCTTGGTTCTGGTCACAACTTGGTGAAGATGATACTCTACCTAAAGAGTTTCTTGAGCATCTACAGCAAATGGTAGATGATATTGAGAGTCGTAGAGTAAAAACGATTCCATTTACCAAAGAAATGTTTGATGAACTTGAAGACCTTGTTGGAGATATTGAAGTAGATTTGAATGAGAGGTTGCCTAATGAAGACCTTACCTGATAAGTTTCAGTTGAGGATTATGTGGTCTGTTGCAACCTCATCTGCGATTGAAACCAGACAACCTGCATATGAAATCTTTGCAAAACTGTTGTATAATGACTTGAGTGATGAGGAGTTTCCTGTTAAACTTGGAGAAAAATAATGGGACTATATGACGACATTCGTTCTTCTTATGATTTGGGAGAACAATTCACTAATGTACCAATGCAAACCAAAGGACTTGCTTGTGCAATGGGTAGTTATTGGATTGCACCTGATGGATGCTTGTATGAAATCACTCATAGAGAAACTCATACCTTTGAAGATATTAAAGAGGATGATGAGCGTTATGAATCAGACCCAAGAAGAAAAGTTTTTAACTTTGAGTGGATACCAACAGGAAAGCATGGTAAAGTAGAACCCTGTTATATCACAGATTATGTTGAAGTTTATCCTGCAAATTGGGATGGAAAATGGGAAGATTGGCCGCGATGTATGATACATTTTAAAAGCGGAAAAATACAAGATTTTGAGCACATAACTCGATGATTAGTACAGAACTATTTCCTTATGAGAACCATCCATATCGTCTAGAGTTTGGTGAAAAGAAAAATCCTACAGTCTGCTTCTTTTCTTGTGAAGAACACTTGCAAAAATATCTGGAAAGGTATAGACTGGATAGTAAGACAACAAAGATTGATTATCGTGATGGAAAACCCATTGAGTCCAGTAAAAAACACAAGAGAAGTGTGGAACAAAAGTCTAAACCAAAAAGTGACGGAAGTTCAAGTACAGTTCGCAAACGAAAACCGAGCGTGGATTCCAATCGAAACACTACTCGCACTCCAAAGTCTAAAAAATGATACAAGTAACTGAAAATGAAGACAAATCATTTACCATCAGTTGGGACGAGACTTCTCCTACGGAAAGTATTCTCAACACCTGGACTGAAGACGACTTCATCAAAGTCATTATGGAATATCTTCAAAAACTAAATGACAATGAATGATAAAACTAAACTCATTCTTGCTCTAATGCAGATTGATAATCTTACCAGTCTCTTAGAAGGTAATGAATATCAAGACTTTTTATACAGTAAATTGATTTCAACGAGAGTGGAATTACAGAGGCAATTGAATCGTTATGAGTAAGCAGTTTTATGATGACAATGCTTTCTATGTGGAGCAAAAAAAGTATGGATTGTGGCAATCACATTATCCCGATGGTAAAGGCATCATCACATCACTGACCGAAGAAGAGTGTGTCAGGGCTACAAGATATTACCTCAAAGGGTTGCAAGAAGGTTGGGATGATGGTACAATCACTTATGAAGGAACTGTAGGCGGAAAACTATGAGTTTGAGAACTTTTACTGACAAGAATGGAAATGTATGGGAGTGGAATGAAACTCCTGAAGTAATTGAAGCACTGAAGAATTATCATCAGTTTGCTGGTAATTATCCTGGTCCTTTGTACGCACCACATCCTAACCTAAACAATGAAAATGCGTCTAAATCCTAATCAGCAGTTCTGGGCAAATATCTTTCGCTGTGCTGTAGAAAGGTCTAACATTTATTTTCAAGAAAAGGACCTTGATAGGCACGCAAGAGAACATACGACTGTTGTATTAGCATTGCAAAAAGGAGAGCAATTTTGGAAAGAACTACTATAGAATATCCTTACCATGTTCTTGATAAAACTACTCCTTGGTATGAGTGGTTATGTTATTGTGAAATCTGTCATCAATTAAATGCTCCAGGGCAACCATCTTTGGGTCGTTTTATGTCATATAGGCGTTATCTAAAATCTGTTGGACTACTTGATAATGATTAGAAGTTTTATTGAATGGTTTATCTCTCCAAATGAGGAAGAAGTTACTGATGATGTTTATTCAAAATTACTTGAACTTGAAGAACGCATCGAAGCACTTGAAGCAGAAAATGTAGAGAACAGTAATTGTTTTTATGAACTTTCTAATTCCATTGATGCTGTTGATGCTCGTATAGATATTCTAACTCTTGAAAATTGGAATAAGAAAGATGTATGAATTAGATTCATTCGAACGAGCTCTAGCACACTTTGGTACAAGAGTTGACGTCATTATTGCAATGGAAATGGGAGGCAAATTAGATGCTGACGCTGCTTACAAAAATATTAAGATGGAACTTAAGGAACTCAAGCGAATCCGAAAGTCCATCAAGAAAGACAAGGATTTGTGATAAGTGTGGAGTGAAACAACCACTTGACAAAGACCACTATCAGGAAGTAAAATACTTCCGTGATGGTTTTTCCTATTACTGCCACGACTGCTCTAAACCCAAACCCAAAGATTGATTATGGACTACAAAAAGTATTCTCTTGAAAATCTTGAGAATTGGATGCACGATGCAATGTCTGCTGGTGAAGCAACACCACAGGAAATCTATGATGTTATTGTAGGTGTAGTAAAAGAAAACTATTACATATACAAACAAAAAGCATCCGAAGCATATGAACTTCTTGCTCTTCTGAATGGCAATGGTAAAGGTCATATTAAAGAGTATGATGATTGTGTAGATAAAATCTTGAGTTGTGATAAAGATGATCCTTCACCAGAATGTAAAGGTGCTTGGAATGATTTCTGGGAAAGTAATAGTGAGACTGAATATGAATTGAGAGAAGCAGAGTATTACAATAAAGAGGTATTTGTGAGTGAAGATGGAGACCTTTATCCAGTAAAAGATAAAGTAGTAAAATGGCAACTTCCTGTGCAGGTTGATGGTCTGACTGGTGAATGTTATATTAACCTTCCAGATGATTTGCTTGAACGTGCTGGACTTAAAGAAGGTGATATGGTAGAATGGATTGATCGTAATGATGGTATCTTTGAAATGAGGAAAGTAAATGGCTCTGAGTGAATCGGTAGAACAAAGTCTAAAAGAAGCAGAAGCAAATCTACGAAATGCTCTAGCATATTCTGCACGACAAGAGAAACCTTTTGTGTCGCGTGAGATTTCTGAAATGATTTGTCGCATTGATAGTCTAATTAAGACGGATCAACTTCTTGATAAACTTGAAGACCGAATGAAAGGTTTTGGTGATGATAAAGGTTCTTTCGGTACTTTCTTTAGTTAAGAACTGTTAATCAATCCCAAAGAGAATATTAAGAAACATCACATTTCCCTTAAATACTGTTAGGATATGAGCATAATCACGGGAGCAAAATTATGACCCTTCCTTCAAAAGGAAATACAAACCTGACAGATGAAGAGTTTAAGGAGATGACTGCACTTAAAAATGTAATCAATCAACGTCCTGCTGCTGTAGTTCCTGAGAAGATGGAGCAATTTACTGAGTATCTTGTGCGGAGTTTGAGAGAGAAGGGTGGTTGATAGTAACCTGGGGCCTTGAAAGTGTCCCAATTATGTAAGCAACGAACAAATGGCAACCCGCTCACGAATTGGTATCGAACTCGCTGATGGTAGTATCCTTTCTGCCTATCATCATTGGGACGGTTATCCCGAATGGTTGGGTCGTATTCTGAACACTCACTACAACACCAAAGAGAAAGTTGCTGAACTGATTGATGGTGGTGATATGAGTTCCTGTTGGACTGAATCTGTCTGGGGAAATGTTCGCCCCGATCTTGGTTATGGTCCTGAGTATTATTCTGCTCGTGGTGATGATTGTCCTCCTCGTCTTGATGCAGACCTTGCAGAATACCTGCTGCCTGACAATAGCGAAGAGTTTGCATATGTCTTCCGTAATGGTGAATGGGTGTGCTATAATATGCACGAGTTTGATGATAGCAAACTTCCCGAAATCGTTGAAATCCCTTCCGCCGCTCTTGCAGTATGAATAAGAAGTATGTTGTCTCTGGATTGATTGGTTTTGCAGTCATTCTTGGTTGGAATATCTTTCTAATCCAGCGTGATGATGCTCTTTATAAATCATATTATCGCCAACAAGCAACTCAACAACTAAAATGATTCCAAAAAGCATCCGAGATCTTATCAAACGAGCAGAAATGGACAAAGTAGCAGAAGAGTTCTGGAAAGAAATTGAGCGTGAAGCAGCAAAACTTGAGGTAACTGTCGATTATTATCTTGCGGAGTTTTATTGATGACTTTTATTCTTGGTATGGGATTAGGTTCCCTACTCACAATCGGCGCAGCATTTATATTTGCTGCTGATCGAAACATTCTTGACGAAGGCGACGAAAACCACTACAATTAAGGAGTAAATTACAAACAAAAATGGCACAAAAGTTTCTTTATCTGGTTGATCATTATGTTCCCTTTCCTTCCAGTGAATATGGAGGTCTTTGGAATGTAATTGCAGAAGACGATGATGAATGTTTTGATCTGATTGCTGCAGAAGACAATGGAAACTTCTATGAGCAGTATTATACTGGTCTTCGTGAAAATGTGTTAAGTGCAAGGACTTATGCTCTTGCTGAGGATGTAGAATCTGGTGTAGTTGAATCCTTTACAACCTGATGACTAATCACGTTACTCACACCAATAAAATGGTGTTTGATTTGAAGAAACAGTATCAAGATCGCATTGAACAACTGCAAAGTAAAATTGCAGAACAAGAACACGAAATCTCACAACTGCAGAAGCAAATTGAGTATATGTCGCGTGACAAGTTCTATGATTGCTGAGTTTCCGCATAAAGCACCCGAAAATTATTATTATGAGTTTGAAGAGTTCAAGCGTGGAGTTATTGCTATATGGTTGTATTGCAATCGTAAGTTTGATTACAACAATGGCACTCCCACGAGGACAATTTGGGGATTCTACAAATCCAAGACCAGAGAATACTTCGCCCCCATCAATAGTAAGACAGTCGGTGCTCGTGTAAATATCAACGACACGCGAAATTACACCGCGATGCCGATCAAACAGTCTCCATTAGATGCGTTCTTTGTATGACATACAAACCACAAGTCAATGATTATGTTGAATGGACAAAAGGTGTTGAAGGTTGGGTTTATTTTAGGGACAATGAGTACATTACTATTGAGTACATTGTTCGTCCCAAAGATGAAGAAAACTATGAATGCTGTCCCATTCACAAAAATGAAAGATTGCTTGTAGTTTGTTATAAAGAAGATTGGAAAGAGTTGAAATATGTTAAATCAAGACAATCAAAGTATGAAGAAGAACAAAACTGTTTGGCGATTGCTTGCTAAAGCACTTGGAGAAAAGGCAAGTAAATGTGATAAAGAAGCGGATAAGGTAGCACTTATCCGCCTTTTGATGTTTTTGAGTATTTTTATTACCAACTGTTTTATCGTCGCTAATGCAATTCGGCATTGGAATGATGAGACTAAGATAGAAGTATTTGTTCAAACTTCTAACATTCCAGAGTATCAAACTCCACCAGTTAAATATTCAAATAAAACACTTGAGTTTGAGTAAAACTAAATATCTAAAAAGTCTGCAATAATGAAAACCTTTACGCAATTCTCTGAAGATCTACAGCAACGAAGACAAGAACTTCGTCAGAGACAACTGAAGCAAATGGCAGCACATAAAGAGCGTGTTGCTTCGCATCAAGCATCTCAAAGAGAAAGGCAACAAGCAGCATCGGAAAGAGAGACCTTAAAGAGGGAAATCAAGAGAGAGTTGCGGACAGAGCAAACTCCAGAGATGGAACCCAATCTTTATAGTAAGCAAGTTGCAATGCGTCAAGCAGCACAAAAGACTTCGCAAATCAAACACGTTCATCAAGAATTAGGTGCAGAAGCAAGAGCACAACAATCAGCAAAACGTGCAAGAATGAAAGCAATTCTGTCTCGTTGATCAAAACCTGGGGCCTTGAAACTGTCCTAATAATGTAATCACCCACAACTATGGACTGGTTCGACGACATCCAAATTGAAGAACTTCAAAACTTTGACTTCATTGAAGAAGACATTTCTGAACTGATTGAAGAACGAAATGACTTCAATATGAATGAGTATCTTAACTCTAACATCGACTACTGACAGTTTCTAAACTGTCCATTAAAACCCCCACTGACCTCGATTTTACTTTATTCTGATCAAATGACCGAACAAATTCCTAACGTGCTTTGCCACATTCGAGAACTGAAAGATACTTGGCGTCGTCAAGATTTCACCTTCACCAAGCAACAACAAGAAGAATATGATCTCTTGCTTGCTACTCGCCGCGAACGTGTGAAGCAATTCTATGCTGAAGGACGTGTCTTCAAAGGTTCATACAAAGCAAAAGAAGATGACATCTAAATACTAAAAAGTAGTGTTTAGATACCGATGAAGACATTTCAGGAGTTTGTTTTGATTGCTGAAGCAGCATACGATGCTGACGTAATGAAGTCTGCACAAATTCGTAAGACTGGCGAAGGTGGTCGTATTGGTGCGGAACGTAAGAAATCAGCTCCTGAAATGCGTAGAATGAAGCAAGCAAAAGCAGGGGAAGAAAGAAAACCATCTGAATACAAACCACGCAAAGATATTGGATCTCAGCGTCAAGCATCCACAAGAGTTCAACAACCAACACAAGAACGTGGTGCTGCTGATGTAAAAGCAAAAGCAGCAGCGGCAGCAAAAGAAGAAAGAAAGAAAGCAGCACTTGCTAGAATTGCTGCAAAGAAAGGTGGAGAAACACCAGCAGCAGAAAAACCAAAAGCAAAGGAAGCAGAAAAGACAGCAACTAAACTGCTTGCTAAGAAGAAAACTGAAGTAGATAAGAGACCTTCCGATCAACCAAAACGTCCTGTTGTTGGTATGTCGAGAGAGAAAAGAAAGGAAATTACAAGAGCAGGACAAAAGAAACTTGAAACACTTGTAAGACAGAGTGAAGCAGAAAAACAAGGAGTACCACCAGCAAAAGTTAAATTAACTGGTGGAAAGGAAGGAGAGGCAGAAACGAAGAAAACAGGAAAACCATATAAGTACAGCACTTGGTAATCCTAACCTGGGGCCTTGAAAGTGTCCCTGTAGTATAAGCACAACACTCAACACAATGCTCTGGCAAGATCGAAACGGAACCTGGTACAGCACAGTTTCTCCTATTGATATGAAGATTGAACGAGCAATGATCGAAGCAAACGCTAACAAAGTCTGGGAAGAAAAAGAGCGTTCTGGTGATTGGTTGTTCGATGAAATGTTTGGTGGTTGATTAACTACCGTAGCACCCTTCACAAGCGTCAGGAAGGGTGCTATTTTTGTCTTTAGATACCAAACCACTGAAAGCAATGAATTACATTCAAATCCCTGATTATGTCTTTGAGCGTATGCTCAAAACACTTCAGAAAGGTATTGAGGTGTGCTATAATGTAGATTACTCTTCAGAAATCACTGAACAATCGCCAAGTTATGCAACTGGTTACAGTCGTGCCGCAATGCAAGAAGTGATTGAAGTTCTTAACAGGTACAAAGAGCAACAGAACTAAACCTGGGGCCTTCAAATTGTCCTAATACTAGATGATGATACCAATGCAAATCCAACTTCGACCTCACCAAGAACGTGGTGTTGCTGCTATGCAACAGCACAACAAAGGTCAGATCATTGTTCCTACTGGTGGTGGCAAAACACTCAAGATGATCTATGATTGTCTGCGTGAGTTGCAGTCTGAAACTCCCCAGACCATTGTTGTTGTTGCTCCTCGTATCTTGCTTGCTGAGCAACTCTCTGCTGAGTTTCTGGAGTTTATCACTAACGCTGAAGTTCTGCACGTTCATAGTGGCGAAACTCACCACGTTAGCACTACCAAACCTCGTGACATTCTTGTTCATGCTGGTATGTGTGCTGCTGCTGGTAAGCATCAACTGATCTTCACTACCTACAACTCTCTGTCGCGTCTGCAAGTGGCAGGAATTGATGTGGATACGATCTACTTTGATGAGGCACATAATTCTGTTCAGCGTCACTTTTTCCCTGCAACTGAGCACTTTGCTGCTAATGCACGTCGATGCTATTTCTTTACCGCAACTCCCAAACATTCTCTGGCAGTTGGCAAACCTGGAATGAATGATGCTGCTGTTTATGGTCAGGTCATCTGCAAAGTTCCTGCTCCTGAGTTGGTTGAGGGTGGTTACATTGTGCCTCCTAAAGTCATCGTCAAGCAACTTGCTATGGTAACTGGCAAGCAGACTAACTTCGACCGCGATGCAGAGAATCTGCTGGAAACGATTGACGAGAATCAAGT